TGATGCAGATACAACAGTTGATGGTTTCTTGGCTCACGAAGTACAAGACATAGTTCCTGAAGCTATACATGGTGAAAAAGATGCAGTTGATGATGAAGGCAATCCTGAATATCAAGGCATAGACCAAAGCAAACTTGTACCTCTTTTAACTAAAGCTATACAAGAGCAACAAACAATAATAGACGATTTAAAATCAAGAATAGAAGCCTTAGAAGGCTAAAGGAGAATAATAATGAGTAACACTTACACATGGGACTGTAAAACAGTTGACGTTTATCCAAATCACGATGGGCATTCTGATGTCGTTTATGTGGTTCATTGGCGATTAAACGCAGAGAGCGATCAACAAGACGCTGATGGTAATAACTATTCAGCTTCTGTTTATGGTACTCACAGCGTTAATGCAGATGATATAGCTAACTTTATACCATTCGCAGATCTTACCAATGACGTAGTAACTGGTTGGGTTACATCTGGTATGGGTGATGATGAAGTGCAAAGTCTTAAAGATGGATTAGACAGCAACATTGACAGTCAAATCAATCCTACATCTGTTACTAAAACTATAGGTTAAACAATGGCACTACTGCCTGTAACTCCGCCAGCTGGCATAGTCAAAAACGGAACTGACTATGCTAACAAAGGTCGTTGGGTTGACGGCAATCTTGTGCGTTTTGAAAACGGATTTCTCAAACCTATTGGTGGTTGGACTAAACTAAGAAACACAGCATTAGACGGTGAACCTATAGGTATGTATGCCCATAAGGATAATCTTGGTGAATCCATACTAGCTGTAGGCACAAGACAAAAAGTATATGTCTTATACGACAATACTTGGACTGATATAACACCAGTTGGTTTTGTAAGTGACGCTGACAACGACCCTCTCGGTTATGGTGCATACCACTATAACGTAGAAGATTATGGCGATGCTAGAAGTCAATCTGGACTACCTCTTGCTTCAGGTCATTTCTCCTTTGACAACTGGGGTGAAGATTTAGTCTTTTGTTTTTCTGGTGACGGTAAAATCTACAAATGGCAACCTAATTCAGGTGGTACAGCTGATACCGTTGCCACAGTCGTAACAAACGCTCCTACAGGCTGTCAGGCTGTTCTAGTGACTAATGAAAGGCATTTAGTTGCTATTGGTTCTGGTGGTGACCCTAGAAAGGTATCTTGGAGTGATAGAGAAGATAGAAACACTTGGACATCTAAAGCTACGAATACAGCAGGTGATGTGCAAATACCTACAGGTGGTCGTGCATTATTAGGCGTTAAATATCAAAACGATGTCATAGTCTTTAGTGATACTGGTATAGACAGAATGAGCTATGTAGGCTCACCTTTTGTTTATGGTATCGCAGCAGCAGGAGCAAACTGTAAAGCTGTAAGTAGAAGATCAGTCGTGCAAACAGGAAACTTTCTTGCGTGGATGGGTGAAAACTCATTCTTTGTTTACGATGGTGTTGTAAGAGAAATCAAATGCGATGTGCATGATTATGTGTATGACAATTTAAACATACAAGGCAGGCAATCATGCTGGGGTGGACATAACTCTAACTTTAATGAAATATGGTGGGGTTTTCCTGAAGGTGACGGACAATACACACCAAACAAATATGTTATTTGGAATTACTTAGAAAACACTTGGTCTATAGGTTCTTTGGATAGAGGTTGTTGGATTGACCAGGGTGCGTTTAATTATCCTATTGCTGGTGATTCAAATGGTTTTGTTTACGAACACGAATCAACAACACTATCTAATTCACCAAACTTAAATAGTGATGCACCATTTTGTACCAGCGGTCCAATAGAACTAGGTAACGGTGATAACTATGTGCAATGTAATCAGATTATTCCAGACGAAGAAGCAAATACATTACCAGGTGTAACAATAAGTTTTAAAGGTAAGTTTACCCCATTAGGTAGCGAAACAGATTTTGGTAGTTTTACCTTTGAAAATGACGGATATACTGATGCTAGGTTTACAGCAAGACAAGTACAAATGACTGTAACAGGTAGCACAAATCAAGACTTCCAAGTTGGTAATATAAGATTAAATGTAAGAACTAGAGGTAAAAGATAATGGATTTATCCTCACAAAGACAGTATATACAAAGAGCTGAAAACGTACATATTAATATTACTTTAGCTAATACTGACTATACAGTTTATACGGCACCATCTGGAGATGATTTTACTTTTTCAGTAATACAGTCATTTTTAGTGTGTGAACATCAAGGGCAACAAACACAAATAGATGTTACTAATACACATGATTCTGATACTTTTAATTTATTTAGTGGCAAAGTTATTACTGCTAATAGCACCTCAGAATTACTAGAAAGACCAATTATTATTCATTCAGGTGAAATAATAAAAGTACAAGGCAATCATGCTGGTAATTTAGATATACACATGAGTATTGTAGAATATGCAAAAGGCGACTAATAAGGTAGTTGATATAAACCAAGCGAAAAAAGATCCTTGGGAAATTGAATGGGAAAGGTGTAAACCATGGCTTGAAAAAGCTATGAAATACCAAGATACCTATACAATTGATGACATAGAAGATAAAATAAGAAATGGTATAGCTCTTTTATGGCCAGGTAAAAAATCAGCTATGGTCACAGAGATAATACCTTTTCCGCAAATGTTATCAATGAACATATTGGTATTTGCAGGAAACTTTAAAGAATTTGAAGAAATGTTTAAACATATAGAAACATTTGCAAAAGAATCTGGCGTTAAACGGTTATACGGTGGCGGCAGAAAAGGATGGATTAGAAAAGCAAAACACTTAGGCATTAAACAAGAAGTGTTATTAAGCAAGGATTTATAGGAGATAATATGCCACAAGCATTACCATACATAGCAACAGGAGCAGCTGTTTACGGCGCAACTAGAGATACTAGTGGCACGCAAACCGTTCAACAACAAGTTGATCCTCAAACACAAGAAAGATACGAAGATATTTATGGCAGAGCCAAAGGCGTAGCTCAACAACCGTTTGTGCCTTATACAGGCCCAATGGTAGCTGGTTTTTCACCAGACCAACTAAGACAGTTTCAGGCTACTAGAGGACTATTTGAAACAGGTATGCAGTTTGACCCAACAAAAGGGTTGCAAACACTAGCACAAGAAGCTAGACCTGTTACTGGTCCAGCCGCTTCTTTGCTTGGTCAAGACATAGGTGCTTATCAATCTCCTTATCAACAACAAGTTATAGATTTAGCTATGCAAGATATACAGCGTCAAGCTGATATAGCGCGTGGCGGTGCGCAGGAAAGAGCAATCAGGGCTGGTGCTTTTGGTGGTTCAAGATCTGCATTATTAGAAGCAGAATCACAAAGACCATACGCTGAGCAAATGGCTAGAACTGCTGCTGGTTTAAGACAAGCAGGTTTTGAGCAGGCGCAAAGAGCGGCAGAAGCAGACGTTGCAAGACAGCAACAAATGGCTATGTTTGCACCACAATTTGAATTACAAGCTAGACAGCAAGAAGCAGGCTTATTAGGTGGTTTACAAGGACAGCAACTACAACAGTTAGGCTTATTAGGTGGTATAGGCGCACAACAACAAGCACTACAACAAAAAGCTATAGACGCTGCAAGAGGCGAGTTTGCAAGAGCATTAGATTATCCGAGACAACAATTAGGATTATTACAAGGTGCTGTATTTGGTATGAGTCCAGGCACAACTCAGGCAACAGGGTATAGTCCAAGCACCGCTGACAGATTGGCTGCTGGCTTAAATGCTTATCAAACGTATCAACCATTCTTTAGTAATTTATTTTCACCAGCACAAACACCAGCGCAAGCACCACAAATAAATTTACCATCTACATTACCAGGTGCAGGCACAGGGTTACCTGGTTTTTAGGATATTAATATGGCAATAGGAGATTTTTTTACAGGTTTAGGTCAAAGAGTAGGCAGAGGTCTAACAGCTGTTGGTGGTTACGACCCCATGCAACAAGTATCACCAGAAGAAGCTGCAAGACGTAGACAAGAAGGCTTATCTGCTTTACAAAGAAGTTTAGGCAGGTCATCTGCTATATTATCTGGTGATCCTAGAAGGATAGCTTTGGCTGAAGAACAAATGCAAAAAGCAGAGCAAGATAAATTATTACAACAACTCGCGCGAGACCCAAGATATGCTGAACAAATTAAATTATTAAGAGCTGGTTTAGATCCTAGGCTTTCTATGGCTGGACAAAGAAAAATAGTTAAAGGTGCTGATGGTTATAATTACTATGCAGATACAGGAAAAAGAGTTTTACCTGGTGTTGAAAAAGAAGATAGTAAGGAATATAAATCTGTAAAAGATGCGGCTGGTTATTTAAGATATACAGAAGGTCCTCAAAAAGGTAAAAGAGTTTTTCCTGAAGTTGTTGTTGAAAAAAGACCAGACATTAAAGATGAAGCATCTTTAAGAAAAGAATTTAATGAACAGTCAAAATATTTTAAAGGTATAGGACAATCATTTGGTAAGGTTTTAGGAACAGACCCAACCGCAGCAGGAGACGTTTCTTTAATATTTGCTTATATGAAAATGTTAGATCCTGGTTCTGTAGTAAGAGAAGGGGAGCAAGCAACAGCAGCACAGGCGGCAGGCGTTCCATCAAGGGTTATAAATTTATATAATCGTGTTTTAACAGGAGAAAGATTAACTCCAGACCAAAGAGCTGATTTTAGAAAACAAGCTCAAAATATTTATGATTTAGCTTTAAGCGATCAATCTGAAATTGTTTCTAGATATACCTCTATCGCTGAAGATAAAGGAATGAAACCAGAGACAATAATTTTTGATTATACAAAAGGTATACAACCTTTGATTTTTAGAAAATCTTTAGAAGATGCAACGCTTGAAGATTTACAACAACTTGATGCTTCAAAATACAATGAAGAAGAACGAGAAATATTAGCAAAAGTATTAGCAGACAAACTTAGTCAAGGAAGTTAAAAATGGCAACTCTTGAAGAGATTAAAAAATTACAAGAAGATGCAAGATTAAAACTTCAACAACCTGAAGAAGTTTCCGATATAAGTAAAATAAAAAGTTTTACAGCGGCAGCTGGACAAGGCCTTACTTTTGGTTTTTCTGATGAAATGGCTGCTGGAATATCATCTTTAGGTTCTTTATTTACAGATGAGACATTTCAAGAATCTTTTGACAGAACTCTTGAAGAAAAAAGAAAAGAATTGGAAGAATATAGGAAAGCAAATCCAAAAACATCATTAGTTGGTGAAATAACAGGATCAGTAGCACCAGCTATTGCTTCATTATTATTAACGCCTTTTACTGGTGGAACTTCAAGTACAGGTGTTGCTGCTTCAGCAACAAGAATACTAAGCAACCCACTTTTAGCAGGAAAAATATCACAACCTGGTGCAGGATTAGTGGCAAAATCTTTAGAAGCATCAAAAATAGGTGCGCTACAAGGAGCTGTTGCAGGTGCTGGTTATGCAGAAGGTGAACCACAAGAAAGAATAGGTGGCGCAGCATTGGGAGCGACAGCTGGAGGATTAATTGGTGCAGCCCTACCACCAGTTGTTACTGGAATATCTAAAACAAAAGACATTCTTTCAGAACCTTTTAAAAAATCACAACTACAAAAATTTAATAAGGATGAAATAAAATCAATAAAAATTATTTCTGATCAATTTGTTAAAGACGAAATACCTATAGAGTCTGTGGTTCAAAAAATTAATGACAACATAGAAGCAAATAAATTAATTGGTTTATCGCCAATAGAAATCTTGGCAGATTATGGCGGAGATGCTGTTAATAGAAAGTTGAGAGGAATAAAGACTAGAGTTCCTGGAATGAATATTGATAGACAGCTTATAGAAAGAACCTCTGGTACAACCGAACAAAAAGCAAAAGCCCTTAGAGATTTAGAACAACCAGATATACAGTCTACAAGAATTTTAAAAGAATTAGAAAATTCTGTAAAAGAGACAATAAAGACACCCAAAATATCTTTAGATTCTGGCATTGATGATCTTGAAAAAACTATACAAAGTTATTTATCTCCATTATATGAATCTGCTTTTTTAAAAAATCAAAGGGTTACTAATTTAGACTTATATAAAAACTTAAATCGACCAGTTTTGAGAGAGGCTTATGAAGAAGCAAGAAATGTATACAGAATAAAACTAGACGCAGAAGGCAGAGATCCTTTTCCAATACCACCATTAAGAAGTTTATTTATAAAAGAAAAAGGAAAAATTGTTGGTGTAAACAAAGAGCTACCTTTAGAGTTTTTGGATTTGATTAAAAAATCAGCAGACCAACAAACTTATGCCAAAGTTGCAGATAGATCAATAGACAAAGAAATGGCAAAAAATAGAAAAAAAATTGGAAACAATTTTAGAAATATTTTAAAAGATTCTGTTTTAGGAAGTGAATACAAGGATGCTCTCAGTATGGCTGCTGACAGATTCGCTTTACAAGATGCTTTTGAAAAAGGGGTAATGTTTAGAAAACCATCAACATCTGCAAAGGCATTTAATAAAGAATTTAATAAACTTGAAACAGATATAGAAAGAGATGCTTTCAAGGTAGGAGTTTTTCAAGAGATTTACAATGAAATAAACAAGGTTGGTGATAACTTAGATTTAGTTAAAAAAATATTTAATTCTCCAGATTTAAGACAAAAATTAATTATTATGTTTGGAAATGATTTAGACGCTAGAGAACAATTTATAAAAAGACTTGTAAGAGAATCAAATATATCAAAAAATACAGCAACTGTAATTGGTGGTTCTAATACTGCTGAAAAGGTGTTAGATGCAGAAGATGCAATTCAGTCATTATCAGACTTAATAGTTGCTGGTACAGCCCCAACAAGTTCTGCTGGTATCAGGGCTGAAGCAAGTTTATACAACAAGGTTAGAGACCTTGCATCAAATCCTACAGAAAAAAGAGCTAGAAGTGTTGGTAAAATTTTATTAGAACAAAATCCACAAAGACAGCAAGAAATACTAGATTTAATTTTGCAATTGCAAAAACAAGAAAAAACTAAAGGTATTTTGTTAGAACAGGCTGTAACAAGACCAGTAACAAGATATACTGCTCAACAACTACCACAGGCATTTACCCCAGAGGAATAACCTCATGCCACGCCAATCAGAAAGAGTTGGCCGATCTGGAGAGTACTTAGTAGCCTCGATACTTTCTTTATACGCTGATACTGTAATGCTAGTTCCGCATAGTGCAGAGGCAGACATCATTTTTGATGTTGACCATAAACTATACAAATGCCAGGTTAAAACACAATCTAAAATAAGAAGCCATAGAGTATCATGGGAATATGACTTTAGGCGTGGTTCTTTTACCAAGAAAAGACAATACGATAAAGGCTCAATAGATGTTTATGCCTTGGTTGCATTAGACCCACAAAAGGTTATCTTTACATTCCCAGACGGAAGCAAACAGAAAACTATTAAAGACGAAGAAATGCAAGCGATGGACTCGCTTACCAATGTCAAAAACCTATTTAAAGAGCTTCGATGTCAACAGACACCTTAGGTTCTTCATAGTATTTAGCAGAGTTCATACCTAATGATATTAGATATTCAGCCACTTCATGTGGGTCTTTCTGCTCACTCTTACAAAAGTTTTTAAACTTTTCTGCAAGGTGTTTGTTTACATATATAGGTTTTCTTCCGTTTCTTTCTTTTAAGATTCGATCATCAAACTCATATAAGTTCATGTTTACCTCCTTGGTAAATCCCTACAACTCCTCGTAATATTTAACTAACTCGTTTAAATACCATTGACATTTTTTTAAGTCTTGTATGTTCTCTTCTTTATTCTTATGTCTATATAAATACTTCCAGATGTTACCTTCTAGATAAGCTGCATATCCTTTAGAACCAACTCTATCTCTGATTAGTTCTATGCACTCTATCTTTCCTTGGTAATGTGCTGGTTTATTAACCATATCTGGTTTTATATCAGTTACATTATCCTGTCCTTCTTTACGAACTCGATCCCATTCTTCTTTTTTTATATCGTCTATCGACATATTTCTACTCCTTTTTTTAAATTAACTGTTGTATTCAAGTACATTTACATATATATTATAACAAATCAAAACAAAAAGGGAGATTAAATGGAAAAAGAAAAAACTTTTCTTGATACTAAACAACTCGCTCAAAGGTGGAGTAGATCTCCAAGAACGATAGAGGGATGGCGCGCAAAGAAGATTGGGCCAGACTATCTAAACCTTAACGGTAAAATTTTATATGATATTGACGAAATCATAAGAGCAGAGGAAGAAGCAAGGGTATCACATGAAGCACGCCAAACTTAGCCCATCAGCAGCGGAAAAATGGACTAATTGCCCTGGTATGCCAACATTGGCAGCCAAGGTTGATTATCAAGTTGGTTTACCAGCCGCTGTTGGTACATTAATACACAACATGACAGAACAACTCCTAAAGGGATTCTTAGTTGATGTAACGCTTGAAGATTATTGGCTTGGTAAAAAGGAATATGTAGAAGATTTTGAAATAGAAGTCGACCAAGACATGATTGATTGTGCAAAGATTTATGTTGAATATGTGCAAGACAGAGCAAAAAGATT